GTGTTAGTTATAGAACTGAGATCATACGCAATATCCAAATCAAATCCATGAACTGATCCAGAGTCTTGACCCACAACATAGAGTTTTTTACCATCATCACCAAAACTAAATCCAACAAGATCAAAATCCTGCAGAAGACTACCAAGTGATGTTGTTAGTGCTAAAGATGGACTTGATATATTATATGGGTTAGTTAAGTTATAAGTCTTGATAGCATCTGGATTGTTACCATCCAGAATAAACATCTTCAAACCATCTCCACTAAATCTAACACCACCAGGAGCGTCGAGAGTAAAAGAAGTAGAATAGATTGCAGACGTAAGATCCCAAGCAATAACTAACTGATAGTATGCAACCTTTTGTGTTCCACTCTGACCACCAGTTACAAATAGTGCATTACCATTATTAGTAACATCTATACCATTGCAATAAGAGAACTGTCCACTAACATCTAAGGTTGGACCTGCTATAACGGTATCAATATCCCATGGAGTTGAGAGATAGAACTCTTTAACTTGATTACTACCAGACATACTAGTAGTATAGATCTTATAACCATCTGGTTTGATTGCCATACCATCGACATCACTACCCAGACCGATTGGAGACTTCTTAATATATCTAGAACCTACAATATAATTTGGAGGTAAACTGACAGTCACAGATGGTACTGTCAAACCATATCCAATACCATCATCAGTCACGTTGATAGAAGTTACTTTACCTACGCTAGCATTAAGTTCATCTCCTCCATCAAGAACTGATGTTGCTGTTGCATTTCTGGATGGGAATGGTTCACTAATTGTCACTGTTGGAGGAGTTCTATATCCTGCGCCAGTATTGAAACCAACTGTTGTACTAAAACCAATAACATGAAAGTTCTGTATTTCTGATGTTGCAGTTGACTGAACAGTTACTGGTGGTGGTGCAAAACCAATCTTAGGATTTCTTGGATAACCAAAACCTCCACTAGAAATTGAAGCACCATTGACCTCAAAGTTTTGAACTGATGGTACAATGGTTGCTCCTATTCCTGGTAAAGTAATAATAGGGAAGACTACACCAGGGGGATTTGTACTAATTGCTTGATATTGTGGTGCATCATAATACGACTTATCGACTTCCAGACCACCAGGAATCAATAGTCTATTAAAAGTATCGGTAGCTCTTATTGTCTCATAGTGATGAATTTCTGTAAGTTTATCTTCACTTCCATACTTTTCGATTAAGTAATTATGCAGTTCTGCATTACTTAATGGCCAATCACTATAATAGTCTTGTATATTGTTTGTGAGTATGATAACCCAATCTAATTCAGAGTCGTTATATACTCTTTCAGCGATTTGATCAGGTCTTTCATTTTCTTGAATTTTGTAGAATTCAAAAGAAGTGAATACTGATTCGAGATCTTCACGAAGTTTACTCCTTCTAAAAAGATTCTTAGCTATGGTAACTTCATCATTAGATTTAGAATTTTTAAATCTATTGACGTACTCTATGTTTGGTAGTTCGTTAAAATATCCCATGAGTTTTAGAATCCGATGTCGTCGTCTGGAAGGTCTGCATAATCATTTGCATAGATTGGAGATAGTTCTCCAAATTCCATCATAATATTTACCGAAACTGGTTGTCCATCTTCATAAGCAGACCACATCTGATCTGGAGAATAATCTGTGGTGAAACCTTTTAATGCACAGGTTTTAAATTTAGGCATTCCTTTATTCCGATCACTACCATTTTTATCCTTGATTGTTCTGAATTTAATTCTAAACATATTCGGAGTCTTCAAGAAATAGTTATTTTTTCCACTTTGTCTTTTCGGAGACATTCCTTGTTTAAAAAATCTAATAATTCTTCTGATTTCTTCACCTTCTGCTCGACTTCTTGCCGTTAATCTATATGCAAATCCAAAAGTTCTAAGTTCTGGAGATCTGAATAATAACTCCATATTGGGATTAGGAATAATTCCTGCACCTCTTGCTAAGATAGTTTCTGCAGAAACATTCATACCTGCAGCTTTTAACATCAGACTGGAAACAGTTGTACTGAGTAAAGCTGATCCAGAACTATTATTAGTCATCTCAGCTGCTCCTTTAATAGCTCTGGCTCCAACAGCAAATTTAGTCATACCACTAAATCCACCAAGAGAAAATCCAGGTGCTTTACCACTTAAAAGACCGGCTCCACCACCAACAGCTGCTCCTGCAAGTGCCAACCCGCCGTATTCTCCCATATTCTGCATGACATCTTGAGTGAGTCCAGCAGCAAGAACGTTCATGGTATCTTCACCAAACTGAACTCCCTTTCTTTCATTAAAACTTTGAGGCATTGGAAGAGTTACAGAAGGTCCAACAGTTTTAATCTGATTGAAACGAGCATCAGAATCGGCACCCAAGCCTGTCGTAAAAACGGTTGGTGTTTTTCCTGTTGGATCCTTTGGAGTTAAGAATTCTTTTTTATTTACTGGAATATATTCAAACTGTTGAATTAATAAAAGATCGGCCTGATTATGGTGGGGGGCCGACTTTAATTCGAGTGGATATACTAATAACGTGATATCTTTGGGAACATAGTTTCCATTATTAAATCCACCATCAACAACCTTGTTGATTGCACCAATAGGATCCTTAATATCCTCTAACGTACTGTTAACGGTCTGAATCAGGTTTTCAAGCTCTTGTACTTTACTGCCAATGTCACCGAGCGGATTTGGAAATCCCCAACTATCCTGTTGTTGATTTGCAGTAGCTGAATTTACTGGAGTTTGTTGTGCTTTCTGTCCTGGTGGAGTAGCATTGTTACCTCCAGTTGTTTTTGCCCATACAGGTAAAGGAACTTGATTGGCTTTTGTGTTCGCTTTTGCTGCAGTTTGTAATTCTTGAAATACTGTTTTATTAAGTTTATCTTGTGATAATCCACTAGTTATTAATCCATTAGCAAAGGGAGTAAATGCATCGTTCTTCCAAAGAGCACTGCTTTCATCAAACGGCGAGACTTGACCGTTAGCACCTATAATGTTTGTAAGTTGTACAGTATAATTATTATTATCGTCAACACTAATCTTATACGTCCACTTTACTACAGGAGGGTTTCCTAAAGTATTATCAGGAGTTTCTATAATTAGATTTTCTTTTAATACAGGCACCTAAAGGAAAGCGACGATTATTCTTCTTTTATTTAGACTACTTTGGAGAACGTATGTATTTTGCATAAGATATAGAAGTCAATACAGGCAATTCAGTAGAAGTAACTTCATATAAATTACTCTGCATTTCTTCCCAGGTATAGTTTCTAGGATCTTTGAAATGTATATTATATCCTCGGAATCCCCATCGAAATACTTCTAGACATTCGATTAGTGGATGTTGATCATACTTGAGATCTCTCGTCTTTGCCTTATATAAAAATGTGTAATATTTTCCCTGGTCAGGTACAGGTGTTACTGTATATTGCAATGCATCCATAATCAACATCATGCGATCTTCTACATCTTGTTCCGCATTTATTTTATTTTTAATCGGACTAATCCGATCATTACTCAGGATAGGATCATCACCTTTTCCAATTAGATCTGTAAGGTCTTGTTCTGATTTCCTTTGTTTTAGAGTCTTTCTTGGCATTACTTGATACCTAGATCTTTTTCTGTCATGATCTTAAATTCATAGTTTCTATCATCACAGAACTCCTGTGCTGCTTCCCACTTTGCTTGATTGACTGCCCAGGTTTTGACTTTGTATGCCCACTGTTTCGTTCTCCTTTTGGGATTCTGTTCAGGCATTTCCACTTCTCTTTGTGGTTTGATTTCAATCACCATTGATCTTTTCTTACCAAACTTATCAGTGTATCGAACAAGAAAGTCTGGATAGTAACGATGAATCTTATTATCAATGGGAGAAACATAAGGAATGCAGAATTCCTCGGACTGCCACTGATTTACATTTTCATTGAGATCACAATATCTCATAAACTTTCGTTCCCAGAGTGAACGATAAACAATGTTTGCTGGGTCACCTTTATACTTTCGGGGATTCTCTGGGCGGTATTTTCCCTTATAACTCATATACATAGTATAGATCCTTAAAAAATATTTATAGTGGCAGATAGCGTCAATAGGTACAGAGTTGATCCGTTTTACATTAAGATGACGGGTGGTACGTCTCATCCGACGGCGGGGACAATTGGCGGTGCGATGGACTATCTCGGTGAGATCTCACAATCTAGCCAATTCAAATTCAATTTATTTTTAAACGGTATTCCTACTGGTAGCGGTTCAACTCCTAATAATGACTTAAATGCTTGGTTAAAATCTTGTGGAGTATTCGGCGGAAATGCTAATGATGAAACTTTAAAATACGAATTATTGTGTCACCAGGCACAACTACCAGGAACTCAATTTGAGTTGGCGACAGAGAAAGGTGGATATCAAGGAATAACTGAAACATTTGCAAGATCAAGACAGTTTACTCAGTTTGCGGTATCATTCTATGTTGATACTGATTATAATGTTTTACGATTATTTGAAGAGTGGATGAACTATATCAATCCACTAACAACACAAGAAGGTCCTACAATAACTGGAGATCCTGGAGGAAGTTTATTGCGTGGTAGTGCAGGTGATAGAAATGGTTTTCTTAGGATGAGATATCCAGATTCATATAAGAAAACCATTGCTATTACTAAATTTGAAAGAAATGCTGGATTCCAGGCTAACAGTACCATGACAGAATCCAGTGCTGGAAGTGATCTATTCAGACAAGAAAGTAAATCGATAAGTTACCAGTTTATCAATGCATTTCCTATTCAGGTTGGTGCTGTAAATATGTCGTATGGTGGAACAGAATTGTTAAAAGTTGATGTTGTCTTTAACTATGACAGATATATTACTATCAAGAATGATCCGGGCGAACAGTTCAATCCAAATGATATTAAAAATTTACTACTACAATCTCAACAAACTCTTCAAAAGAGTGGTGGTCTTTTTGGAGGAGCGTTTAATACTGGACTAACTGGAGATGGTTTTGATCCATTCCAAGGTCAGACCTGACCTAATAAATAAAATTACTGAGTTGAAATTCTATGCCATTACCTAAGATTGCTGCGCCAACTTATGAGTTGACGATCCCTTCAACAGGAAAGAAAATTAAGTATAGACCTTTTTTGGTCAAAGAAGAAAAGATTTTGATTCTTGCTCTTGAGAGTCAAGATGTAAAACAAATCACAATTGCAATCAAACAAGTGTTGTCTGAGTGTATTCAGACTAGGGGAGTAAAAGTAGAAGAACTTCCTTCATTTGATATTGAATATATTTTCCTAAACGTTCGTGCAAAGTCAGTCGGTGAAGCGATTGATTTGATTGTTACTTGTCAAGATGATGGTGTAACTGAAGTTCCTGTAAAAATCTTTGTTGATGAAGTTCAGGTTCAATTTGAAGATGATCATACTACAGAACTAAAATTAGATGATAAAGTGGTTTTGAAAATGAAGTATCCATCTCTGGATCAGTTCATTAAAAACAACTTTGATTTCAGTGGTAGTGATATAAGTACCATTGAAAAATCTTTTGATATTATTGCAGATTGCATTGACACTATCTTTACTGAAGAAGATGCTTGGGCAGCAAAAGACTGCACTAAGAAAGAGTTGATTGAATTTATTGAACAAATGAACTCAAAACAATTCAAATCAATAGAAAAGTTCTTTGAAACTATGCCTAAGTTAAGTCATTCATTCTCTGTTAGAAATCCAGAAACTAAGAATGAAACTACCGTCACATTGGAGGGACTAACTAGTTTTTTCGGCTAACAATGTCTCATGTTGATCTTGAGGCATACTATAGAATTAATTTCGCTTTGATGCAGTTCCATAAATATAGCTTGACTGAGATTGAAAGTCTGATGCCCTGGGAAAGAGAAATTTATCTTACCCTACTGAGAGCGCACATTGAAGAGGAAAACTTAAAACAGCAACAACAAGCTAATGCAGGTTAACAACTTACCAAATCTAAGTGTAGCATCACCAAAATCTACCAATAAGATAACTGCACAAAGTTTATCTGGTGGTAGATCGCTAGGTTCTGGAGTTGTAGAAAGTGCTGCTAATAATATTGCGAACTTTAATAGACCAGGTGCTGGAGCAGTATCACCAAAAGTTCCCAATATCGCTGCTCTTCTTCAAAGTATTTCTTCTAACATCATTAGTAATGTAGAAAACATCACTGGTGGTGTTAAAAATGTAATTCAGGGTGGAATTACTAACGTAAAAAATATATTTGGTAGAAAAGAGGCTGAGGAAGATCCTAATAAAATGATGTCAGAGTTCTTAGGACTCTACAAAAAAGCATTAGATTATATTAAATTTTTTGCAGATCCCAAACAAATTAAGGGATTTGATAAAGCAATAGAAGTATATCAAAATAGTTTAAAAGAAACTGGTGACATAATAGTTGGTATTAGGAAGTTCATCAAAAAGATGATTAAGGACTTCCAAAAATTAAAAAATGAACTCTCCAACTTGGGGGGTGGCGGATTTCAGATGCCATCTCTACCTATGCCTGGTCTTCCTGGGAGAACTCCCAGGACTAAACCCAGATCGAGAATGCCCAGAAGTAGAGGTGGTGGTAAGTTAGGTTTGGGATTATTGGGTCTTGGATTACTTGGTGGTGGTGCAATGGCTGCCAGTAAGTTTATTGGTAATGATGGTGTACAGGGGAAACAAACTGAAACTGGTAATATTAGTGCAGAAATAACTGATAAGTTTAATAGTGTTTTAGATAAATTTGAATCAGTCCTTAATGGTTTTGACACTTCAGCGGCTACTGGAGATGGTGGTAAAATTACACTTCCAGATGGAGATCCTGAAGTAGACAAAGATAACAAGCCAAAAGGACTTTACTCATCCGGAGGAGGATTAGAAGAATTTAATCCTAATAAGAAATATAAAACAGGGGATACTGTACTTAAGGAGGGTGTTCCTAAAACTTTTGATGGTTTTGGTTGGGCAGAGGATGACCGTTCCAAGTTAGAAAGGGATATAGTAGACTTCCGACAAATGAGAT